AGGCTATCTAGATGGTGTAAGTTCTGCCATCCAAACCCAGCTTGATGCTAAAGCTGCATTAGCAGGTGCTACTTTCACAGGCGAAGTTACTATGAGTGATGACTTGATTGTTACAGGTAACTTAACTATTAACGGAGACACTACAACAGTATCAACAACAAACCTTGATGTTGAAGACCGTATAATCATGCTAGCTGATGGAGTGACAGGTTCTCCAAGTGCTGACGTAGGCTTGCTCTTTAATCGTGGAAATCAGGGTAACGCGGCATTTTTCTACGATGAGTCGGGTAAAACATTTAAACTTAGTGACACTAAAGATCCTAAATCTAACACATCATTATCTCCTGTTACTGCTTCTAACTTAAGCGTAGGTATCGTAGACGCAGCTACTCTTAAATATGACGGATTGTCTGTACACACTTCTATTGCAGATAATGCTTCAGTCGCAGCAGCGGCATCTGCAGCAGTCGAAGCACGTCGAGTAGCTAACATAGCAGGTGCTGTTTCTACTATTACAACAGGCAATTTAACAGCTTCACGAGCTCTTGCTTCTGATGGTAGTGGTAAGGTTGTTGTATCAGCTGTTACCGCTACAGAGCTAGGTTACTTAGATGGCGTCTCTAGTGCTATTCAAACTCAACTAAACTCTAAACAAGCTACTATAACAGGTGCCGCCACAACTATTGATGATGCTGATTTAACAGCTTCACGAGCTCTTGCTTCTGATGGCTCTGGAAAAGTCGCAGTTTCGGCTGTTACTGCTACAGAGCTAGGATATCTTGATGGCGTCTCTTCAGCAATTCAGACTCAACTTGACGCTAAACTTGCTTCTACAAGCTATACCGCTTCTGATGTATTAACAAAACTTCTTACTGTAGACGGTACAGGCTCTTCTCTTGACGCTGATCAGCTAGATGGTCAGCATGGCAACTATTACGCAGTTGAAACTACCCGTGCATCAAATGCCGCAGAATTAGCTTCTGGGATTGCATCAGCAGTTGCAGGTTCTGGTATCACTTCGTTCTCATTTGAAGACGACGACAGCACTTCAGTTGAAATGGGTGATGGTCAAAGGATAAAGTTTATTGAAGGCGGTGGTGTTGATATTAACTTTACAGATGTCTCTCCTGGTTCTGTCGCAGATCCCTATGATTTAACCTTTACGGTTACTTCTTCTGTTATCGCAGGTGCTGGTTTAACTGGTGGCGGTGTTTTAAGCGCTGATAGAACACTTAACATTGGAGCTGGAACAGGTGTGACAGTAAATGCAAATGATATTGCTATTGGGCAGGATGTCGGTACAGGCGATTCTCCAACTTTTGCAGGGTTAACAGTCACAACATTCGATTTAGGGGCACTCTCGTAAATATATTTTGACCATAGGTTAAAATTATGTTAGAAAGGTTATTATGAGTACAAAAATTTCACCATTTATGGGCGGCTTAGGCATTGATGCCCGCTCAAAATTCGAAGTTCTAGCTAACGCTACTGTTACTGTAGGGGATGGAACAACTACAGGTAATATTGTTGTAGGCACAATTACAGCAGGTACTTTTAATGGACTAAGCTCAAACTCAATTGGAGACGGTGATTCTACGGTTTCTATTATAGATCCTGCAGTATCTATCATATCTAACGGTTTAGAATATCTCACTATAGATAAAACTCAAGGAGTTGAGTCTCAATTTATAGGTAATGTGTCAATAGGAACTAATGCTTCAAACACATTTTCAATTACAGGCAAATTCGATTTAGGAACACTTTAAGGAGTAAAGCATGGCTACACAGCTACAATTTAGACGAGGAACCTCAGCTCAGAACAACTCTTATACAGGGCTTGCGGGTGAGATTTCTCTTGATACAGATACAAATAACATAAGAATCCATGATGGTTCTACTGGAGGTGGTGCTGAACTGATTCCATCAGGTACAATTGTTGCATATGGTGCCGCTTCCGCTCCTACCGGGTGGCTTCTTTGTGATGACTCTGCTGTTTCTCGCACAACCTATGCTCGTCTATTTGCTGTAATTGGCACTGGGTATGGTGTTGGCGATGGCTCTACAACCTTTAATGTGCCTGATCTAAGAGATAAAGTTCCTCTAGGCAAAGGAACTAATAACTCAACTCTTGGTACTACTACTGGTTCTGCTAGTGCAAGCAGTGTCTTAGCTTCAGCTACTAAATCCGGTGTTACAACAGCTGCTTCAAATACAGGCACTGGAACTACTGGCTCAGACAACACAGGCACTGGTACTACTGGTACTAGTACCACTGGTACTGGAACTTCTGGGAACTCTACCTCTACTACTGCTGCTTCAGACACTGCTAATGCTACTTCTACTACTGCTGCCTCAACTACTGGCAGTAGTACTACTGGAAACTCCACCGCTACTACTGTTGCTAGTACTACTTCAGCTGCCGGAAGTAGCACTGTAGCATCAAATACAGGTGCTGATGGTGCTGGAGACTTGACACTTACTACATATTCAGTCGATCAGACTCTTGCTTCAGGCGGTAAAGACGTTACGCAGGCCACTCTTGTAACAGCGGTAAACCAAACAAACCATACTCATTCAATTCCTTCATTAACAGTTAACAATCACGCACATACTATCCCTTCGTTAACAGTTAACAACCATACTCACTCTGTTCCTGGTTTAAGTATTCCATCCCTAACAGTTAACAATCACACACACTCTATACCTTCACTAACAGTTAACAACCATACTCACTCTGTTCCAGGTTTATCTGTTCCTGGGTTATCTATTCCAGCCTTGTCTGTTCCTGGTCTATCTATCCCAGCACTTACAGTGCCTTCTTTAACTGTAAATAACTTTTCAGTGAATACTACACTACCAACAGAAGTAGTGAATTATATAATTAAAATTTAAGGTGATATAATGTCTGATAGTCGTGAACTAGACCAAATACAAATTGAGATTGAGCGACTTCATGAACGCTCACAAAATAATAAGGCTGAAATTCAGTCACACGAAGCTGTTTGTGAAGAACGCTATCTACACATTGTTAAAATGTTTGAACGTATGGAAACACAAATGTGTAAAATGGATAAAGAGATAGAGCACATCGGTGAGTTAGCTACAACAGGACGTGCTTCTCTTAAAACTCTTTTATGGATAGGCGGTCTCGCAGTAACTTTAATTTCTGTTGCCACAATGATTATTAATGTATTTCCTAGATGAGTGATAAATTTTTTCGTATTAAAATTCAACGTCTTTTAGACAAACTTCCCACTCCTGTACAATTCAATGAATCACAATGGGCAATGGTAGAGAATTTAGATTCTTCACGCTTTTGTGTTCATATTGCTGCTCGTCGTACAGGTAAATCCTATGCTGCCGCTATCCTTGCTTTTGCTAAATTATTAGAACCTGGACAACAAGTAATGGTTGTTGCTCCTAACTTTTCTCTATCGTCAATTATTTGGGATTATGTAGGCGACCTTATCAAGCAACTTGAGATAGAAGTTGACCGCTATAACCAAAAAGATAAAGTTATAAAACTGATAAACGGTTCCATATTTAGACTGCTTTCTGCTAATAACCGTGATTCCCTTGTAGGCCGAGCTGCAAATCTACTAATTGTTGATGAGGCAGCTATTATTCCTAATGAGGAATACTATACACGTGACTTGCGTCCTGCTCTCTCTACTTTTCAAGATTCCCGATGTTTATGGATTTCAACCCCTCGTGGTAAAGGTAATTATCTCTATGACTACTTTCTACGAGGAAATGACCCTGAGTATCCCGATTGGGCTGCTTCTATTCACACTTGGCGCTCTAACCCTCTCTTATCTGAAAAAGACGTTGAAGAGGCTAAAAAGTCAATTACCAAAGCTCTTTATTTACAAGAATATGAGTGTGAGTGGACAACTACAGAAGCACAGATTTACTTAGATTTAGACGAAGATAAGCATATTGGAGACTTTGTAGGCGAACGTTTTTCAGAAGTTATCGCAGGTCTAGACGTTGGGTATCG